TAATATTTCCAGCAGGTTTACGATGGTCAATATCGTTAGTATTATAATAAGCCTGAACATTCTTACCGTCTATGTTAATTGCAATAACTCTTTTGTCTGCAATTCGTGTAGTCCTATAATCACCCTTGTTTCGCATCTCACTGATGTGACACATAGGAACCCATACTTTAGAAAATATGTTTTCTTGTTCTTGTTCATATAAACTACGATCAGAATATATAAGAGAGTTTATGTGCTCTACTTTAGGTTTCTTTATCCAGTCTCTATGGTTACGTGGGGGCATAGGTTACTCTACGATCTCCAATATCTCACCATCTTTTACTTTTACTTTTAGTTCTTTGCATGACCACTTTTGGTCAAAGTTGTTGGTTGGGCCTACATTACGTTTTATTTTACGCCGCACTGACAGGCATTCGGATAAAGACTGGTATGGTGTATACTCTACTTTTTCCCCACCCATTACTAACAACAATACAAAGGTAAGTTCAACCATCGCCGTTTCTCAGTTTTTCTATATTCTCTTCTAGGTTCGTAATACGCTTCTCGTAAAACTCTAGCGTTAGTTTTTGCTGTTGGTCATATGGGGCTTTACCACCTTCTATGTCTGTCTGCAGTTTTTCTAATTCACCCGCAAGATGCTCTATTAGCATATATTGCTCACTGTCGGCTGGCAAGCTACCCATGTCGCCACGAGGCCACTTTATACGGAACTCTGTATTCTGTGCTAAATCAGACTCCATCATGGTGATGTTAGTTTCTATCTGATTCAAGCGTTCGATAATACCAAAGTACGCCCATGTTGCCACAGACGCTGCAGCTACCATGCTTATTATGTTACGTAATGGTAACGCAACTTCCGTGTTTTCATTGACTCTCGTTGGCATCAGCTACTACACAAAAGCATTTATCATTTGGTTTTTCAAAACCGTGCTCAGTCAGAGCCATGTGACAGGCTGACATGGCATCGTGCATTGAAACAATTTTGGCATCCATATCCCATACTGATGGTTCAGCAGTAAGGATGATGCAGAACATAGCTACTTTCATCTTGTTTCCGTAGTACGCATGGCACCGCGTGGTTGAACTTTGCCGCCGTACATTTTTTGAGATCGGCGATAGTCTGCATAATCAGATGCACTGCTGAAGTAATTAGGTATTTCAATACCCTGCTCTTTGTATATGTCCCTAATATTATCTATGTTATTTTCGTAATATTTTTTGTGCATACGGGTAGGAGCACTTGACGGAAAAGGTTTGGCTATTTCTTTTATAGGTTCTGGTTTCTTTTCTCGCTTTGTACTAACCTGACTTAATCCTGAACTGTACATGGTTGCCATTTAAAATTCTCCTGACTTCATAGCGTCTGAAAGTATACGTGCTCGTCGCCCTACCTGCCGTGCCCAACGCGAATCCATCATCTCCAAACTTGCGATATCAAATTTCTGTTCATGTATTGCAGACCACATGTTCTTAAATTTGCACAAACGGGGAACTCCCATATTAAAGGCCATATCCATAAGGATCAACTGCCTAACTGCATCTAGGTCTTCAACACATTTGTGAACAGCGACCAACTCCCGTTCGACTATAGCCATGTCATTCATGGCAAGGTAACGAGCATCAGCTTCTGTAATACCATGTTCATATACAGTATCCATACTGGGTATGTCAAGGTGATCTAGTTCTTCTTTGCTAATACCACGATCTTTTAGATTTCGACCAATACCTATAGTCTCAATGCCCAAACTATCTTTGTACACAGTAAGAACCATGCCTTCGTGTTCGATTAGTTTATCTAAGAAGTGAGACGAGTTGTATTTCATTAATATATTGCCTTCCTACCACGAGGTTTTATTTTACCCCCAAAAGCAAAGGGTATTCGTAAATTAAATCTGCCTACTGTCTCCCCGTCTGATAGCCTTGTCAAAGAGCCTACAAAATTGCTTCCTTTAAGATTACCAGATAATTGAACAGTCTTAGCGTTTTTACCTTTTTGTCCTGTCATTTTTTCACGATCAACAAACCCACTTATTTTTAAATCGTTAGGTAATTTGTATCCTAAACCTGCAGATAATTTCTTGTATATAAAATTATTCATTTCATCACTAAGGCCGACTTTGTTTCCGGGAAAGGATACAGAGGTATTGCTTTCATCGTAGACACCCCCCCCAGTTAAACTAATTCTTCCCAAGTCAATAGTTCCTTCACCCTCTGCTGCTCTACCTTTTGTTTTTACTTTAACTTTAGGAACATAAGAATCTCCAGTATTTATGTTCTTGCTAGAACCTCGTGTATTAGCCCTTACACGAAATCCTGCTTTGCCTCTTTCCTCAGTCATATACCAACGGCTCCTATTATCTTGCAAGTATAGTCAACAGTTTTCCAAGAAGCATCAGAGGGTATACTTTCGTGTATTGCTTTTATTTCCAAACACTCTGGCTCAGCATCAAACCATTGAATTGTTTGGTTGTAGCATTCTCCGCTAGGAGTACACGCTGTTAATACTAGTGCCCAAATTATAGCTGTCATTAGTCGCTCTTTTTGCTCCTGTTTTCCTGACCCATCCAGATACCGAATATACCAGTCATCACACCCATGATAACTGAAACAAACGCACTTTGTTGCATGGTAGGGTCAGGAATATTCATAAACCATTCAGCACATCGCCAAGACATTGCTATGCTTGCAACCATCGTAAGACGAGCAATCGCGTTGTATTCAATGACTGCTTTTAGCCATTGACGCATTTATCTGCGACCGCGCCGAGTGTTACGTTGTTGTGCTATTGCCCTTGCTCTACGTGGGTCTGGTCTTCTACGTGGCCTCATACCACCACCAGTGTCTTGTGGTCTAGGTGGACGAACTTTTCTTTTTGTAGGTAGTTTCATGCCACCCCCAGTTCTTGGTTTTGGACGTGGATTTGGCGTACCTATTGATGGACGACCAGCAATTGCTCTTGATTTGCGTCGTGTGCTAGCCATCGCTTTTTGTCTGGAAACATTTGTTCGTCTCATTAATTTTCTCCCTATTTCTTTCCGAAAAATTTTGTTGCCGCTCGTGTTCCAAAGCTTGCAGCAACAATCGTGCCCAAGCTGTACTGGTACCATTGAGGCATTTGCTCCAATTGTTGAAATCCACGAGATACAATATCTTCCATTCCCGGAATGAAGGCTAAGATTAAAGGTATGCTGAACAGTATTACAAGCCACTCGTCTTTCCAACTGGACGCTGAAGCATCAGCCATCTTCAAGTCCCAGTCTATTTCACCCGTAGCTTTCTTTTGCATAACGACAGCCTCTGCTTCTGCTTTGGCTACCCGTGTCTTTGCTTGGGCTTTCTTCTCTTCGACCTTACCGTTTAACCAAGTCCCAGCTAGGTCTGCTATTGGGCCAACAAGTAGGTTTAGCATTTCCATCGTCTCCTTGCTTGACGCAAGCGGCTGTTAGGATTCTTCGCTGCTTTTGGGAACTTCTTCATTTGCCCAGCAGAACGTGCACAAAATGATTTGCGTCGTTTAGCTGCTTTGCTTCCCGGCTTTACTTTGCCTGTTACAGCAGTCTTTAATTTGCTGCCGGGGTTCTTTCTTCGATAAGCAGCAACGCCAGCCTTAGTCATTCCCGCACCAGACTTCGTTGGACGGAAGTTCTTTTTGTTACGGGCTGGCATTTTATCTGCTTTACGAGCCATTAGGCTTTGACTACCTTTTTGGCTTTTGCTTTGGCTTTTGCACTTAAATCTTTAAAATGAAATAGACGCTTACTGTTTTTACCGTGTGTCTTACCGGAGTGTAGCTGACCATTAGGCATTTTGTGTGTGCCCCCTTTATGCTCAGTCCCATCACGGAAATAATGTTTAACACCCTTCATGCTGCTGTCCTTTTCTTTCTACGTTTACCAGATGCAGTGACTGACCACTTTACTGCTCGTGGTCCCGTCTTTTTGGCTGCTTCTTTTTTAGTTATGCGCTTCGCAACTTTGGCTGGTCTACAAGCAGGATAGGGACGCTTCTTTTTATCTTTACCAGAGCGACCGCATTTCTTGCCAGTCTTTACATCTCGCCAGTCTTCCTTGAACCATTTAGTTAAGCCACCCGTTGGTTTAGCCATGCTTACTTCTTCTTGGCCTTACCGCCGTACATCATCTTCTTCTTAGGCATAACCTTGCCGCCGCCCATCATTTTCTTTTTCTTTTTAGCAGTGCCGCCGTATGCCATTTTCTTTTGTGGACTCATCATACCTCGTAACATATTTAAAGCACGAGTCATGTCTTGGTCACTAATTCTGCCACCGGGGTCTGCAGCTTTTGCAAAAACTCTAGCTATACTATTTAATTGCGCCTTTGAGGGGCTTTTTCCCATCAAAGCTTTTTCTTTACCTTCTGCCATAATTCTTCTCCAATTTAGGCGTAAGTGCCGCCACGCTTCTTATAGGTTCTAACCAGCCAAGCATTTGCGTATGCGCTTGGGTATACATCAAATTTACGTTTAGCCTCTGCCTTCACCCGTGCATACAATGCTTTGTTTTTGGGTGTGGGACTTCCAGACTTTTTCTTTGGTGTGGTTTTTTTTCTAGGTGCCATTATGTATTTACCCCCGGCAAAGGTTATTGCTTATAACATAAAATAAATAAAGAGTCAAGAGGGCAAGTTGCCCTGCCCCCTTGATTAGTATTACACGCCAGTCTGAACTGCAGCAGTCTGAACCATTGCAGTTGGGTCGCCAATGTCAGCAATACATGCAATAACACGGAAACGAACTACAGCAGAGTCTGCACCCAAGATTTTAACTTGGATAGCATCTGTAGCAATTACTGTGTTGATACCTGCTGCTGTAGGGTGAAAGTTGTAGATAGCATCAGCGTTGCCATCAACACCATCACAGAAGGCATCAATGTCAGTGCTAAGACCAACGTCAAAAGTCACACTAGAACCACCAGCTTCAAGGACATCAAGGCAACCACCAAGAACAATCGAGTTGTCCGGTAGGTCAATCACTTTGATGACATCGT